ACAGCAGAACGAAAACTCTTAGCTTCAGGATAACAATGGAAAAAACCAAGTCTTAAATATAACGAACCAGCAGTGCTGTTAATGTTCACAGTCATATTATTTCCTGAAGTATTCATGTTGTAAGCCATGATCATGGTGCCGTTGAAATCAATCAACGGATGCACCAAATCTGAAATCATGTTTTTCATAATGCGCAATGAATCTTTGTCATATCCCATAGTTTCTGCCAAATCGATGAAACATCGAACAACATTGACAGTAATTTGGGAATTCATTCGCACATCATATTTTGAATAATCTAAACCAAGAATTTTATCATCTGGCGAGTATTTTCGAACATGTTGCATAAGTTCCTGCCAGTCTGGGTTAAAACAGTTCACACCAACAGCACTCTCAGATTGCAAAGGATGCAATTGAAGAAAACGCATAATTGGTAAGAAATATGTTCTAATCCAAATACCGAAAGCAATAGCCCCAGCTTGGAAGACACGAACTTTTTCACTCTCAAGTTTTGTAGGTTCATCTTTGAGAGTAGCAACAGTTACGGGATAAGCTCTTACTCCTTTGTCCCAACAATCATACAATCGTTGGACTTCAGTTCGTATTTCTGCAGATGGCTCACGAACCAATTGGCCATCAACAGTGATTTCTGTAAAATGCGAACGTTTAGCTCCGAACACAGGAAAACCCATGCTTGTTGACATCGGAATCGCATCTAGGAAACGCACACCTTCAACTCCCATTATTGCTTCGACTGGTGTCAAGGGTCGAGCAATATCAGAAGCACCATATTTCTTAGCTAAGGGTAATAGTGGTTCCAACCAATCCTGTCGCGCTCGTTCCAGAGCAGAAGGAGTGAATTGCAAAGCAGGATCAGCTACATAATCAATGTTAGTGTTGAAAGCACGCCAATTAGGTTTGAGTTTAGGTTTGCCCCATTTGTTAGGGACTCCCATGACTGCTGTGACATGCTCACTCAACGGAGATTCAACCACCAATGAAGTTTGGTTTGATCTCATTTTTGTACTTCCAAGTAACTCAATATAAGCAGTTTTTGGAAGTTCGAGAAGATGTTTCGCCTTCTCATTGACAGTGTTACTTTCTAACAAAGTTCGCCCATACTGTGTCTCTGGAATTTCTCCCGCTTGTGAAGAGATTGTCACTGCAGAAAAATTAGAAAAACTCTCCAGAGTTTTCTCATAGTTCTCTAACATCAGAGTTTGGGCTACACCAGTGTTTGTAGTGCAATT